TGAGCCACAAACAGTAACGAAATATCCTGCACCTAACTGGGCAGTTGGACAAGTTACCCGTATAAATGGACTGGTTGAGGATACTTGTAAGCACGGTGTTGGACATCCTAATGCTGACTTTCTAAGTATTAACAGTCAAGGTAAAGACTGGATGAAGGCTTATAGCACTCACGGCTGTGATGGCTGTTGCGGAGAACCAGACTTTAAGGTGGATTTTAGTGAGCTGAAAGATGTTATTGATGGGCTTGTAGAGGATTACCAAAAGAAAGATAACAGTGAATGGAAAAATATAGTAGAGCGGTTAGCTCACCTTGGCAAGGATACGCATGAAAGTGTCAAAGAACTACTTGGATCAGTTAAGTTACTAAATACGATAACTTCTGCGAATGGATTGGCTATTCAGCAGTTAGAAAAAGAACTCAATAAGTTGAAAGGAGAGAAATGCAAGAAGAAATAGAAGTAATAGAGAATAATGATGGCAGTTGCAATATACGGCTCCCTGAAAGGTACGTTAGACCTCTGCTTACCTATGCAGTAAATAAAATGCTTGAAGAGGTATGTAATCAATATAAGGAGAAAGAATGAATAGTGAAGACAAACTATATGCAATATTTTGGGTGTGTTTAACTATTATACTTATAGGAGTATCAAGCATGATGGCAAATTATGCTATTAAAGAAGTAGAAGCATACACTTCTAATGGATATTCAAAACAAGGTGCAGTAACATCATATTGGTATAAGGAGAAAGACAATGAGTAGTTGGTTAAAACCCTGGAAGTGGTCAAGACATTATGACTATGGTACGCAAAGGACTACCCGTAAACATATAAAGAGGCTGCAGGAGAGACAGGACAACATAGAAAGTCTGCTATTTGAATTAATCAAAGAGCTGGATTATGTGGCTACTATCTCTGATGCAGATGCAGATTATTTTACTTTAAAGAAAGTAAAGGAGAGTAAATGAAATTAGTAACCTGTAATAGAGGCTGCGGTACAGATAACTTACATTGGAAATATCCAGAAGGTAAGTATAAGTTATTTGATGAAAATGACTTAATGCATATATGTGAAGATGGTGTAATAAAGAATACTACTTACAGAGAGAAAGCTACGGCTAATCTACTTAAAGATCTAGTTATAGATGAGCCAGCTAACATTCCATTGCCACATGATAAAGAGAAAAAAGTTCCAATAAAGCAAATAAAACTTCCTAGAACTTATACTAAAGAGCCAAGTAAGACTTTTAGTATTACTACTAATGCTACCGGTATAGCTATAACAGGAAATGATACTCATACAGCAGTATATATTTCTAAGCCTGCTATAAGAGAGCTTACTAAAGCATTGGTAGATTTTGTATAATCCACTTCCAGATCATTGTATAGAGTGTAATAAACCTACAAAAGATGGAATTGTTTGTGCTTGGTGTCAAGAGATCCTTGATGGAAGGGTCTGCACTACTTGCAATGAACTGGAAGATAACTGTAAATGCGGAGATAAATTATGAAGCGAGAATTCGCATTAAGCCTATCTAGGCGTCATTACTTTGAAGATCCAGCTAATATTATCAAATGGACACCCCTAGATCATGATACTTATATGTCTTTATATGAGTATGATGACTATGTGGTAGATTACTTTGCTAAGAATAGAAAGTTAGCAGGATATGATGGTGATATCTATATACCAGAAGAGTTCATATTAGATATTGATGGAGCTAATATAGATGATGCCCAGATTAAGGCTATAGCATTAAAGAAGTTGTTAGAAAATAAAGGTGTTCCTTTAAAAGCATATTTTAGTGGTACTGGATTTCACTTCCATATCCCTAGTACTGCTTTTGCTTATGAACCTTTTCCAGAATTACATGCTAGAGTAAAGCAAGAGCTTACAAAGCAAGATGTCTTTAAGTATGCTGATCCAGCAGTAACAGATAAACTAAGGCTCATAAGGGTACCAAATACGAAGAATTCTAAGTCAGGCTTATATAAGGTCCATTTAGAAAATGGCCTCCTAGAATCATCATGTGAAGAAATCATAGATTATGCTAAGAAGCCACATGAACCTGTAAATATGACTATGGAATGCTTACCAGTATTTGACGTAATGCCTAAGACACCTAGAAAGAAAGCATCTCAAGTTGAGATATCTAAAGGTAGATCAGCTGATCCAACTATGTATCCTTGTATCTCTAGTATGGTTAATTCAATACCTGTAGGTAAAAGACATGTAGTAGCTTTAAGATTAGCTGCTTGGTTTAGATGGCGCTACCCAGAAGAACTTGTAATCACTATGATGGAGCACTGGAGAAAGCAAGTAAGTAGCCCTAATAACCTTTTCAGTGAGATAGAGATGCAGAAAATAATAGAATCTACATACAGTGGACATGGCGGTGATGGGAACCGCTATGGCTGTAGTGATCCTGTTATGGATGAGCATTGCAAGAATACTTGCCGTCTCTTTCGCACTAAAAAGAGTCAGGATGTTATGGATGCTGAAGCTATGGAGAACAACTTAATAGAGTTCTACAAAAGTGACGTAACTCCCTTAAATATCGGGAACTTATACGGAAAAGACTTTCCAATATATCCAGGCGAAGTAGTTATATTACAAGCACCTCCAAAGTCTATGAAGACTATGCTGTTACAGAATTGGATGACCAGCTTTAAGGTACCTACTTACTTTCTAGAAATGGAGATGTCACCTAGGCAAATATGGTCACGTTTTGTAATGATGGAGAATGGGTGGACTGAAGAAGAGCTTAAACAGCACTATCGATCTTTACAGAACGGACAAGATCAACAGTTTAAGTGGCTTCAAGTTAACTTTGCATCTATACCTGCTAGAGATTTAGAAAGAACTGTGATGGCACTTCCTTTTAAACCTAGACTAGTAGTTGTAGATCATATGGGACTCTTTGAAAGTAGCATAAAAGACCCTAATATGAGGGTAGAAGAGGCATCAAAAGCCTTAATGGAACTGGCCGTAAAGCAAAACATAGTAGTAATAGCAGTAAGTGAGATCAATAAGACAGCCATGAGAGAAGGCTTAAATATAGCCTCTTCTAAAGGATCTTTTAGAACAGCTTACAATGCTAACAAGATCTTGTCATTGATCCCTAGAAAGTCTAGAACGACAGGATTAATAGAATTACTTCACTTAAGGTGTGAGGCTAACAGGGAAAGAGAAGACCTTAATGTAAAGTTAACAGTAAATAATGTAAGGATAGAATATGACCCACTCGAAAATGTGTGAGATCATTGATCTTATAACAGAACAAGTAGATACAATGAGACAAGCAGGACAGCAAGAATATGCACATGATGCTGAAGATGTCTTTGCTAACTTCAATAGAATCAGTAACTTACTAGACTCTGACAGAAAGAAGATACTTTTAACATATATGCTTAAACATATTGATGGGATTACAGCGTATGTAAAAGGGCATAAATCTCAAAGAGAAGATGTAAGAGGTCGAATTACTGATGCAATAGTATATCTAATGCTCTTATGGGGCATGATAGAGGAGGAAGATGGTAGTATGTCTGGGACAGAAGACAATCCATCAATGCACAATGTGTGGAACAGATTACAAGAAGCAGACGAAAGCTTATCTGAGAGTAACGGTGACTTACTGACTAACGGGCTACTCGATGACCGTGATAATGAAATGCGCAAAGAAAGACTCCGGAAAAAGCTCAGAAGACTGGCAGAAGATAAATGAAGTACAAATTCAACTTCCTGAAGAACTCAGAATACGATAAAGGTGGAAAGTACGATAAGTACGGCAACTGGGTGCGTGATGAAGTACCTATGTTTCATTCTACTGTCGATCTGGATGGGAAGATCTATAATGCAGAGATATTTCGTACCTGCGGAAAGTGGGGAAAGGAGGAGTTCGTACTATGTCTGGAAATAGACAGCAACATGGAAGCTCCATTCTAGCTCAAGAATGCTCTTATTGTGGCTCAACAGTATATATTGAGGTAGAAAATACCACTGCTGATGAGTATAATGACACTATGGTATCGAATTCGGGCCAAAATGGTGCCTTAGAGGCTACTTCTCAAGAGAAGCGACTTATACCTCACCATAAGATAAAGGAGGCTTTAAATCGCTTAAAGAGTGAGTATGGCTTTGGAATACCAGATAAAAAGGGAGAAAATGATGACGAAGAAACACTTCAAGTTAATAGCAATGATGCTCAAAAAGAGGACGAATCCAGACGGGTTTACGATATACAAGGACAGCCTGGTATCAGACATGTGTATCATTTTTGAAGACTTAAATCCTAACTTTGACAAGGTTAAGTTTAGGGAGGCATGCTATGAACGTGAAATCAGTCAAGGCTAAAGGTAGAAAGCTGCAGAATTTCGTAAGAGATATGTTGAGAGATGTGTTTCCTCAACTGGCCGAGGATGACATTAAATCTCAGACTATGGGTATGACTGGGGAGGACATTGTGCTCTCTCCAGCTGCTCGTAAGCTAATACCTTATAGTTTTGAATGTAAGAATGTAGAAAGA